CCTGTTGCTGCTCGCCGGCTGCGCCTCGACGCCGGAACCCGCAGTCGTCTACGTCCCGCAAGAGGTCAAGGTTCCGGTGAAGACCTATTGCGCGCCGGATGCCGCGCTCCTGGAGCCCCTGAAGGCGGCGCCCCCGGTGTTCATCGCGTCCTGCCCGCCGGCCACTTCCGGGTTGGACCAAGATGGCGAGAAGCGCCTCATGGCGATGCTCTGGGAACTGAAGCAACGAGTCCGCGCCTGGGAGGCCCACGATGTCGGATGCCGGGGGGACTGAACCCAGATTCGAATGCGGGGCCTGTTTCCTTATCGTCCCGGCGAAGTGGGATCGTGCCTTCATGATGTACCTGCCGGCCTCCGGATACTGGGTCGGAAAACCGAACAAGGTCGAGCAGGCGTTCTGCAGCGCGGAATGCTCGACTCGATATCACCGGCGGAAAACATCGCCGTAGAACCGCCGTCCTCACCGGCCGCCGTGGGTCGGGTAGGCGTCCTCGTAATGTGCCCCTGGCGGGACTTCCACGTCGATACACCGGGGCTGTAAGGCGCCACACGGCAATCACAACCGAACGCGAGATGGTGCAACGGCAGCACGGCGGGCTCATTCCTCGCAGCTCCGGGTTCGAATCCCGGTCTCGCAACCATTTCTAAGGATATCCAGTGGCCATCACCCGGAAAACCTATTTCGAACTCGATAACGGCGACAAGTTCGAAACGCTGGATCTCGCGCTCGGCAACGCAAGATTGCTGATGCTCCAGCAGTTGTTCGTCCAACTATTCCCGGAGCAACGACAGATGGTCGGCGCCTGGGCGAAGGTGTTCGCCGAGCACAACACTGAAGTACTGGCCGCCCTGCAGAAAATCGAAACCGACCTGGCGGAAGCCGCCAAACAATTCGAGTAGGAGTCCGACATGACCATTCGCGTCGTCATCACGCACGATGAACCCAGCAGCCGCCGAACCATCGATTTCCGGGTCAACGAGCCCCAGGCCGTGGGCTACGAACCCCCGTTCCAGGAGTTGCTCCCCGGCGAATCCGGGACCGCGCACGTCCACGGCTCCGCGCAAATCGAAGTCCGGGAGGGGCGAGTCTTCCTGCCGGAGGTGGTCTCAGCACCGGAGGCCGTCGAGGACATCACGCCGTCGGGTGTCGGCGTTGCTCCCCCGACGGATGCCGCCGAGGAATCGCCCGGCACCATCGAATCCGGAGAAGCCTCGTAAATGGCAAAGCCCGAGGGTCTCTCGAAGGCCCAAGAGGTATTCATCGCCGAATACCTGAAGAGCAATAACGCCTCCGCGGCTTACCGAATCGCCTTCCCGCTGTCGCGGAAGTGGAAGGATTGTTCGGTTCACGTCAGAGCGAGCAAACTCTTGGCATCTGCCAAGGTTCAGTTAAGGGTGGCCGATCTGAGGTCGCAGATATCTGAAAAGGTTGGGAAATCTGCCGTAATCGAGCAGAGTCATGTGCTCACCAGCGCGGAGCGCGCGCTCCACGCCGATCTCCGGAAGCTCTTCACGGTGGACGAAAAAGGGGTCCGGCATTTCGTCCAGCCCGAGGAATGGTCAGACGAACTGGCGATGGCGATCGACTCCATCAAGATCAGAGAGGTCTCCAGGATCGGCGACGACGACTCGCCAGTCGTCATCCTGACCGAAGTCATCGAGATCAAGTTGTCGCCTCGAGCGATTGCCCGCGACCAGCTCGCCAGACACACCGGGTTCTACGAGCGCGACAACGAGCAGAAGAACTATTTCGCCAACCTGCCGCGGGAAACGCTGCGGCTACTGGAAGCCATCCTCAGTGAACTTGAATCTGAGCCCGGAGCTGTTGAGGGCCAGAATCCAACAGCTACCCCAAGAACTGCGCCGGGCCTCACTCATTGAGGTCCGCCGGGTGCTCAAGAGCAGTTCCCTCGAGGATCTGTTCCCCGACACCGGCCCGTTCCGGCGCGAGCTGTACCCGAAACATCTGGAGTTCTTCGCTGCCGGCCGAACGGAACGGGTCCGCCTGCTCATGGCGGCGAACCGCATCGGGAAGACCCTCGCCGCCGGCAGCGAAAGCGTTCACCACCTCCGCGGGAAATATCCGGAATGGTGGGAAGGCAAGCGATTCGACAAGCCGATCTCGATGTGGGCCTGCGGCGACACCGGGAAGACGGTGCGCGACATCGTGCAGTCCAAGCTCTGCGGGCCGCCGGGAGCAATCGGCACCGGGCTGATCCCGCGAGAAGACATCGTGAGGGTGAATCCGAAGGCCGGCGTCCCCGGGGCCTTCGATTCCGTGGTGGTCCGCTCCACGTATGGGGAATCGCTGCTCTACTTCAAGTCCTACGACCAGAAGCGGGAGTCATTCCAGGGCACCGAGCAGGACGTCATCATGCTCGACGAGGAACCGCCGCTCGATATCCAGAACGAATGCCTTCTCCGCGTCATGCCGACTGGGGCCTTCAGGGGCGGCATCATGATGTTGCCGTTCACTCCGTTGCGCGGGCTGACCCCGCTGATCCTGCATCTGCGAGATGTCGGCACCTGGGAAATCGGCATCACCTGGGATGACGTCCCGCACCTGACCGAAGAAGACAAGGCGGAAATCCTCCGCGATACACCACAGCATCTCCGGGATTCCAGGTCGAAGGGCATCCCGCTGCTGGGGTCCGGTGCCATTTTCACGATTCCGGAAGAGATGATCACGGTCGCCCCGTTCGCGATCCCGAAGCACTGGAAGCATATCGGTGGGCTCGATTTCGGTATCGACCATCCCTTTGCCGCCGTCGACCTCGTGCACGACGGAGATGCCGACGTCTTCTATGTCACGAAGGAATACCGCGTGAAGTCCGCTGCGGCCCCGATTCACGCCTCGGCGCTGCGGCCGTGGGGCGACTGGTTGCCGTGGGCCTGGCCGGCAGACGGCCTGCAGACCGAAAAGGGTTCCGGGGAGCAGTTGGCGAGTATCTACCGTCGGGAGCGACTCAATCTGCTCCCAGAATTCGCGAGATTCCCCGAAACCGGGGATGACAGCGAACGCGAAGGCAGCCGGGTCAGCGTCGAGGCCGGGCTGTTCGAGATGGCGACGCGCATGGAAACCGGGCGATGGAAGGTGTTCTCGACCTGCCCGAAATGGTTCGAAGAGTACCGGCAATATCACCGTGACGAGAAGGGCAAAATCGTGAAGCTGATGGATGACCTCATTTCGGCATCTCGTTACGCGATGATGATGGCCCGATTCGGAAAACCCGGTGCGGCTGCAGTGGTTTCCGTCGACCATCATCGGCTCCGCCGCGGGAAGGTGATCTGATGGCTCAGATCATCCCGCGCGGTGACAGCCCGGTTGGGGAGCAAGAAGAGGGGGACGACACCGGGAAGTCGGCAACGGAACTGACGTCCACCGAATTCTTCGAGTGGGTTGAGGAAATCCACTGGCAACCGGACTGGCGGAAAGGGTCGGACCGCGACGCCGACTACTACGACAACAACCAGTTGGATCCGGAAACCCTGGCCGAAATCGAGCGGCGCGGCATGCTGCCCGTCGTCAAGAACATGATCCAGCCCACGATCGATGTCGTCCTCGGGCTGGAAGCCAAGATGCGAACGGACTGGCGGGTCACCGCGGACAGCGATGCCTACACCGAAGTCGCTGAGGCCATGAGCCAGAAGATTTTCGAGGCCGAGCGGGAATCCAAGGCGGATCGCGCCATTGCTGATGCTCACGCCAGCCAGGTCAAAGCCGGGGTCGGCTGGGTTGAGATCGTGCGGTCCTCAGATCCCTTCGGGTACCCCTATGAGGCCAATCACGTCCACCGCCGCGAGCTGTACTGGGATTGGAATTCCAGGAAGCCGATGCTGCAGGACAAGCTGTACCTGATCCGAAGACGCTGGTTCTACGCGAAGCAGGTCGCCGCATTCTTCCCGAATTTCAAGATGACGCTGGAACAGGCCGGCGAAGGATTCCCGGTCGATTCTCTGCTGACGAACCGGTTCGAATCGGCGCAACGCGGCTTCGAGGTCGACCAGGAGTTGCGGACGACGCTCGAGGAATGGGAATGGCGGAACCCGTCGAATAACCGCATCGCGCTGTTCGAGGTCTGGTATTCCAGATACGTCCGTGGTCACGTCCTCAAACTGCCGGATGACCGCACCGTCGAATTCGACAGGCGGAACCGTTTCCACACCGCGGCCGTGGCCTCCGGCAAGATCAAGCCGATCCCTGCGGTTTACACCAAACTGCGCCGCGCCATCTTCTGCGGCCCCTTCAAGTTGGCCGATGTCGATGCCGGGAGACGGGAGACCAGCTATGTCCCCTTCTTCGCCTACCGCGAGGATCTCACCGGCGTCCCCTACGGTTTGATCCGCACCATGATCAGCCCCCAAGACGAAATCAACGCGAGAACACAGAAGATGCTGTGGCTGCTCGGCGCGAAGCGGGTGACCATGGATGCCGATGCGCTCGACGAGAAGTCGAATGACGTCTCCGAAGTGCTGGATGAAATCACCAGAGCCGATGCTGCGGTGGTACTGAACCCGAACCGGACGAACCGAGACCAGTACGCATTCAGGGTCGACGAGAATCTCTCCCTCGCCGACGCCCAGTTCAAGATCCTGCAGGAGAACAAGAACGATCTGCAGATGGTGCGCGGCATCTTCAACGCGATGTTGGGATCTGAGAAGGGCGCCACATCTGGGATCGCGATCAATTCTCTGATCGAGCAGTCCACCACGGTACTGGCCAGCATCGTCAGCAGCTATCAGGACAGCCGGCGCGAAGTCGGGAACCGGCTCATGGAGTTGATTCGCCAGGATCTCGTCGGCAGGCAAGTCGAAGTCGTCACCGAGGAATCCGGCGCGAATCGGAAGACCATCATCCTGAACCAGCCGGTCAGAGACCAGCAGACCGGGATGACTTACCTGAAGAACGATGTCGAACGGTCGCGCGTCAAGGTCGGCATCATGGAGGTGCAGACCTCCCCGGCGTACCGGCAGCAGCAGCTCACTATGCTGGCGGAAGTCATGAAGGGGTTGCCGCCAGAGATGCAGGCCATCCTGGCGCCGGCTTATCTCGAGATGAGCGATATCCCGAAGCGCAAGGAAATCGCGGACCAGTTCCGGAAGAAGCTCGGCCTCGTCGATCCCGAGAACATGGCGCCCGAGGAGCGCCAGCAGTTCGAGCAGGAGCAGGCGCAGGCCGCGGAGATGAATCAGCGCATGGCGCTAGCTCAACTCACCGAGCAGGAAGCCAAGGCCGCGAAGCTGAAAGCGGAAGCCGAAAAAATCACCGCAGAAGCATCGAGCATGGTGTCGGGGGTCGACGGGCAGGTCAACGACGCCGTCGCCAAGACGCAGCAGGCCGCGCAGGAGCAGGTCGCGGCATTGACTCAGCAGGTTCAGGCGCTGGAGCGCGGCATCGCCGACAAGCGGCTCGAGATCGCGGCACGGTACAAGGCTGACACCTTGAAGGCGCAACTTGAGGCCGCCTCCAAGGTGAGGGCCACTGAAGCCAGTGGCGTCGGCGACAAGGCGGTATCCGGTCTCAAGGAGATGGTCGCAGCCCTGCAGGCTGATCTGCGTGAGATGGAACAGCGGATGAAAGCCGAGCACAAGGATGCTCTTTACGCCGAACGGGACCGCGCCGAGACCAGGTCTGGCTCGGAGACGTCCGAAATCCTGCGGAAACTGATGGAGTCCAGCGAGAAGCGCGATGATTCCATCGCCGCGGCCATCGAAGAACTCGGCGGGATGATGGTCAAGGCGCAGGAGCAGGTCCGGGAAGCCATCGAGGAAACCAACAAGGCCGGGACTGAGCGGTTCGAGAAACTCGCCAGCATGGTGGCCGCTGAACTCTCTGAAGGAGAAGACAGGTGAAGAAGCTTTCAATCATCGATGTCCATGACTACCCATCTCAGGTGCAATTCGAATTTGCGCGGCGCGCTTCAGCGCTGCATGGCGCCGGCAAGACCTGGGATCAGGTCGGCGAGGAATTGCGTGATGCCCGCGGAGTCCCCGCAGACCCGAAGGGGTGCGAGATGGCTGCCGCAAAGTGGGGCGGCATGACTGGGTACTACTCCGTCTATTCGGAAATCGGAATCACCGCTGCGGCCCCGTTTCATTGGCATGCTCGCATCATCGATTACGCCACGGGCAAGCTGATGCAGGAGCGGACCGGATCGTCTGATACCGAGGACGAATCCCGCCGGGCGTCCCAGCAATGGGTCCTGGACAACATCGAAACCTACCGCGTGGAGGCCGCCTGATGAACGCGATTGCGCTGACCCCGTCCCTGTGGGACATCATGGCGAAGGCCGCGCGAGACTTCCTGGTCGCGCTCATGGCCTTGGCGTATGCCGGGCCTCTGCGGAACACCCGACTTGATGCCATCAACACGGCAATCAATGCGGGTGCCGGTGCTGGCCTCCTTCGCATCTATGACGGCACCCGCCCTGCCACTGGCGGTACCGCAACCACCCTGCTTGCCGAACTGACGTTCAGCGATCCGGCAAGCTCCGGGGCCTCATCCCAAACGCTCACGATGTCTGCGATCACGGCGGACTCGTCCGCCAATGCCACCGGGACAGCGACATGGTTCCGTGTTGTCGATTCCACGACGACGTTCGTCATGGACGGCAACGTCGGGACCTCTGGCTCCGACCTCAACCTGAACAGTACCAGCATCAGTTCAGGCCAGAACGTGGCGGTGTCGTCGTTTGTGATTACGGCCGGGAATCCTTAAATGGCCTGGACCCTCGACCACACCGATGCGTCGAACGTCTACTGGCGTCGGTCAGACGATGGCTTCGTCGTTGGCTTCAACCGCAAGGGCGTCGGTGAGCCGTGGTCAGACGAGACCGCACCGCCGGCAGATATCGACGTCTATGCGCCGCCGATTGACCCGGTCGGACAGGCTGCGACCCTTGACGGGCTGATGGCAGAAATTGACGCGCTCAAGCAGCGGCTTGCCCCTGTTGAAGTTGACGTAGCAGATCTCAAACGTGGAGGACGGCCATGACTACTCACGTATTCCCCTCGCATGCTGAATCGCAAACCGAGACCGACGTGCTCTGGCGCTGCAATGTGTGCCGCCGCGAGGTTGGTTTCAACAAGCCCGGTGTCGGCGAGCCTTCCGCTACGTACACAACATATCCGGCCAATATCGACGACTACCTGGATGTGTGCCCGGGTACCTATGAGTACGTGGGGCGCGAGTTATCGCGCGATAAGTTTCTTCTTCGGCTGACTTCGACGGAATTGGGCGCGCTGTCTCGCTCGCAGGATGATCGGGTGCGCGGCATGTACGAACGCATCAAGCTTTCGGACATCATTTCGCTGGACGATCCGGTACTGGTCTCGGACTTAGCGTACGCGACCGAGTTTGGGATGATTTTCCACGTCGGGCGCCCTGCGGAAATCGTCACCTAATGCCCTTCGGTATCCGCATAGGGAAGCACAAGCCAGCGCGCCGTAGGTTCACGACGGCGCACGGCTCCGTGCACAGCGACCGCATCGAGCGATGGCTCGGCACCGCAGCGTGCGAGCAGCTCTCCGCGCAGATGCGGGGGTGGTATGGCACGCCGATCCCGGTGGCTCGTGTCCCCGGGGAGGTCTACGTCGACAAGCAGGGTGACTTCGTCGGTAAGTTTGACGGCGGTAAATTCGCATCGCTAAACGACTGGCTGTCCGATAGAGAAAGAATCGAGCGCACCGAAGATCGCGTCAGACTCCTGCGTATGAAGCGCCAGTTCGGCGGCTTCGCGAACGTAGACGAAGCGCGTGGATGGGGCGGGGCGCAGCGTTATCGAATCACTAAGACGACTCTCCCCGCAGCATCATCAGTG